ACAGAACCAGCACCGTAAACGCTGCGGACGTCGTACCCGATGCCAATCCCGATAGTCGAAATGCCCAGGTTCTCCCCCTGCCGCACCTGTCGGGATGCGTTGGCGCGGTCGCCTACACCGTCGCCCAGGACGAAGGCCACGCGGCGGGTTGCATGATGGCGCAGCAGCATCTGATGGGCCAGCCGGATAGCGGCGTAATCGTTTGTGCTGCCGCCCGTGCGGATGCGCTCCAGGGTGGCGCGGGTCTTGAGGGCTGGAGTGCTGCCGAAGTCGCGGAGGCGATACAGGTCATTGTCGAAACCCAGGATTGCGACATCGACCCCGGCTTGCATCAGGGTCTCGGCCAGTGCCCAGGTACAGGCGGCTGCGGTGTCTATCTTGCTGACGTCGTTGTCAAGAGCACTCCACATTGACCCCGACATGTCCAGCAGCAGCACGGCGGCGGAATCGATACCGTCGCGCTCAAAGCGGCGTGTAAACACATCCTCTCCACCGTGGGGGACTCGGTGCAGTGCGCCGGGGTTCAATCGGCCCGAGCGGTAACCCGGCTCGACCCAATCCTGAGCGGTGTTTTCGAACAACCGGCGGACCTGATACCGGAGGGCGCCGGGTATCGTGACATCAAGGGAGCGGGCCTGCTGTGATTCAGGCCAGCCCTGCTCATTGGCCTGGGCGGTGAAGGTGCCGCCCGTGTCACCCTTGGGGGCAGGGCCCTGCGGCTCGACCTCCATGCTGTGGCTGCTGGGGCGGGGCTTCCCGGCCTTGCCAGCGTCTGCCGGGGTGTCGCCCTGGTCTTCCCCTTGCCCTTCATCGCCAGCCCCGTCCTGGCCCTGCTGCTGGCCTTGCTGGCCGCCCTTCCCGTCGCCGGTCTGGTCGCCGGGTTGGTCGCCCTGCTGGTCGCCCTGATCGTTGCCGGGTTGGTCGCCCTGCTGCTGGTCGTCGGGCTTGCTGCTCTCGGGCTGTTGCATCTGTGCAAAGACCCATTGCGCGAGGGCCAGCGTGTCGGTGCTGCTGGTGCAGGCGGGCAGGCGGCGCAGTGCCTCGCGGTAGGTGGGCATCAGCGAGGCGGGGACGGGCACGGTGACCCCGTATTGCCGCAGGTAGACGGCCAGGGAAAACGGGTACTGCGCGATAGCGGACCAGTCCACGGTAGCGGGGGCATCGTCCACCATTCCCCGGATGAGTTGATGCAGCAGGCCACGGGCGTTGCCGGTCAACCCCTCCCGGATGCACCGGGATTCAATCCAGGCATCCTCAATTGCGTTGTGTAAACGGTCCACGTAGGGCCGACCGTCGCGGGCATTGAAGTCGGTATACCGGCGGTGGAGAAGTTCATGCAGCAAAAAACCGGCATAGCGGGCAACCTCGGTGCGGGTCACCGTCGCATCGTCTGCGATGTCTGCCAGGGTCGCGTTGCCCTGCTGGTCAATGCAAGCGGTCGATATCGGCCCCCAGGTGATATTGATGGGGGGCAGGCCCCACATCTTGCAGAGCATCGCCCCAAAGGCCTCCAAGCCGGCGCGGGCCTCGAAACCGCGCACGGTGGGGCGGGACATCAGGTTTTCGATCTTCATGCTGCCTCCTGGGAAATAGTGATTTCGTCGATGGCGGCGGAGTAGATCGCGGCCAGGGCAACCTGCGACTCCATCGGCTGGCGGGCGGCGATGGTCACTCTCCAAGCCTCGGAAGGCGGGAGCACGCTGCAAGCCTGGGTGAAGGCGATAGCCTGCCGGAAGGTCGGCGGGTCGATCAGGTCTCCCGTCTCCACCTTGGCGCGGGCCAGGGTGAATGCCTGGATGACGTGGTCTGCCATCCTTTGGGTGCACCCGGTGTGCAGCACCAGGGCGGCGGCTTCGTCTGCCGGGTCGAGGTAGGTGAGGGGCACCACGAACGAGAAGCGGTCCATCGTCGCAGTGTTCATGGTCTGGACCCCAGCGAACCGGCCCGAGGTGTCGCCCTGTCCGTTGGAGTTGTCGGCCCCGAAGAACAGCGTCCCCAGGGCCCGCGTGTAAACCTTCTCACCGTGGGAGATGCGGGGTTGCCCAGGCTCCAGCAAACCATTGAGCACTGCCATCACTGCGGGCGATCCGGTGGCGGGTTCGTCGATAAGGCAGATGGCGCCGGGCGTGGTGAATGCTCGGAGGATCGGACCCGGCTGGAAGACCGTATCCCCGCCCTTGATGCCCACGGCCCCCAGGAAGTCATCCGCCCCGGCTAACTTATGCATCTGGAACCGTTCAAAGGCGCGCCCGGTGCGCGCTGCGTATTGCTGGACTGTCTGGCTTTTGCCGACCCCGGCGGGGCCAGCAAGCCAAGCATTGCGCCCTGTGGCCTCAGCCAGCGCCAGCATCCTGAGCACGGGCTCGGTCCAGATATGGCAGGCATCCACCGGAGGGGCAGCATCTGCCCAGGTGCTGAACATGAGCGGTCTGCCCCGAGCATCGCGGGCATCCACCCCGAAGACGTCCAGAGCACTAGCACGGCCAACCGGACCGGCCACCTGGGCGCGGACATCGTCCTGAGTGCTGTTGGCCTCAGCGGCGGCGCGGACAGGGCCCCAAGCATCAGCGACTGCCTGCCTCATTGCGGCTCTGATCTCCTCTACTGGCATCGTGCCCACCGAGTCGGCCAGGGTCTGCACCTGGGCGCGCAGGCTCTTCGCCTCGGCCTGGGCTGCGTTGGCTGCGGTCTCAACCCGCCCGGCCAGTGCAGCGACATCGGACCCGAGTTGACCAAGGCGGGCATTGGTGCCTGCGGTCTGTTGTCCCAGGCTGGCAATGCGTTGGTCCAGGGATTGGATTTCCGCCGCCACGGTGGACATCGAAACCTTGAGGCCGGCCACCTCTAGTTCTGTCGCGCCCACCTGGGCGGCAAGGCGCACCGTGCCGGGGTTTGCCGGGGTCGGTGCCTGGGCAGGGAAGGCGGGCGCGGGCTTGCCCAGGTTGGCATTGAGTCGAGCGGCCTCAGAGGCGACCGTGGGCGCTGCAGCGGGGACGCCTGACGCATCTGCTGCCACGTAGCCGTTACGGACACCGGCCACGGTGATGACGCCTTGCGCCACGCGGGCGGCCAGGGCCTGGATGACCTGGGCGCGGCCCACTGTGCTGGTGGTGTCGCCCGTTGCTGCGCGGTAGGCGGGCAGCAGGGTGTTCATGGAGATGGCAGCAAGGGCTGCTTGTGCTTGTGCTTGGTTCATTGCTCTTCCCCTTCGGTTGCTTCTGCTTGGAACTCGGTGCCGTCATGGCAGACGGGCAGCCCGGTGGCGATCCACTTCCCACTGGTGCGGATGGTGTATCCACACAAAGGGCAAGTGAGTTTCAACATCCTGGTGCTTTGGGTCTTCTTGGTGCCGGTCAGGATTGCGGCGTGAGGGTACGCGCCCAGGCACTGCAGTACCTGGGCATAGGTCTGCGCGAAGTCCTCGGACCCTTGAACCTGCCGCCATGAGTCGCCAGCGGGGCACAACCCCAGGTCAATCGCCAGCGTTGCATATGCGTTGCTGGTGGGGCTCATGGCACCGGGTGCAGTGTGGGCGATGGCCCCGATCACCTGGGCCAGCACTGCAGCGGGGTCTGCCAGGGTCGGGGAGATCAGCACCTCGAACGTGCTATCGGCGCTCTCTGTATCTGCCCAGCATTCGGCCAGGGTGCCGGACCGGGTGAATGTGGAGGGGAACCCGCAGGCAATGCGGATACGGGCGGGCAGGCTTGCGCCTGCGAATGTCTCCACGCGGGGACGGACCAAGGCCACCGCTGCGGCCAACCAGGACTCACGGGTCGTATGCATGTTGCTTCACTCTCTCTTGTTCCGCCGCCGCGATCACCGCTGCGGGGGCCCTTGCGGGCACCGCGAGCATACCGGCGTAAACGGGTGCGGTCAATAGGTGTGTGCGAGGGGCTAGCACTAGCACCACAAGGGGCGGGCGGAAGGGGCTCTAGACCACAAGTCGCGTGTGCGCGTGATGCGCCCGTGATGCGCGCATATGCGCGAGTAGCACGGCATGCAATCCCGAGTAAATGGCGGGGGTCTTTCCTGTATAAATGGACATGCCTCTAGAACGCGTCAAAACGGCCTAGGAGCGATTTAAGTGGTTCACCCTTACCTGGGTATCAAAAAAGAAAGATCGTGGCATCTAGCGAGTTGTTCACAAGTTATCCACAGTTGCCCCATAGGTAATGCCTCATTTTTAAGCACAAACAAAGGCTTATCCACAGGCTGTGGATAACTTCTTGCAAAAAGGATAACCTGTGGATAACATGCGAACGAATGATGGTCGGGGTGATCCGGGCCAGTGTGCGAACGGTTGGAGCGGCGAGAGGGTTGCGGGTATGACAAGGATCAGTGCTGATGACTACATGCGGGCCCTGGAGGATGTGGGCCAGGACGACGGAGAGGAAGGCCACGTTTACACGGATGAAAGCCCGGAAGAGATCAGCGAAGCGGAACGGGCAGCCCAGGCAGCAGAAGGCCCCAAGGTAAGAGCAGACGGAAGAGTGGTAGGGGCAGCAGAGTGGAAGAGAGACAGACCCTTGACGCCCCAGCAACAAGCCTTCACGGCAGGGCTTATCGCAGGGAAGTCCATGCGTCAGGCGTACAGAGACGCATACCCAAACAGCGGAGCGGCAGACGTCACGGTGTCAGCGTCAGCGTCCAAGCTAGCCAAAGACCCACGGATCGCCAAGTTGGTACGGGAAGCCTGGGAAGAGACACAAGAGGCACTAGCGGATGACATCGCGGCCACCAAGCGCTACGTGATGCGGAGTCTGGTTGCACTAAGCAAGCAGGCCAATCAAGAGGGCAGCCGGTTGAAGGCCCTGGAACTCCTGGGCCGCAGCGCCGGCATGTGGCGCGACCAGCAGCAGAGCACCGAGCGCCCATTGACCGCAGCAGAGTTGAAGGCCGCATTGAGCGGACACCTCAAGCTAGTGGGTCAGACGACGCGTAAACGGACCGGCACCGACGATGCGTAAACAGCAGCAGGGCGCAGCGGTGCAGCACGAGGCGAGGCACGAGGCGGGCGCAGGCCACGCGGGCGCGTGTACACAGATCAGCGTTTGCACGGGGGCGAGGCGTAAACGGCGGAGCGGGGAACCCACCGGCACCGGACCCCCCGCTGTGCATGACTGACCACCCTCCCGCGTACTACGCTCTAATCCACTCCCCCAAATATCCCTCCATACAAACCCCCCCCTTCATCCGCCAATCAACACCCCCCCGGGGTATATATTTTTCAGAAAGATATTGTTCTCATGGAAACAACCGTTTACACTGACATCATTGATTATGCGATGCCGACGATGTTGGCGGAGAAGGCTCTGAAGGATTTGCACAATGCTGCTTTGAACAGAGAGTTTGACAAGGCGATTGAGTTTGCTTTGGAGGCAGCGGTTCAGTGCAGGATGGCGAGTGCTGCTTTGTGGGCGATGGATGAAGAGGAGAGAAGGCGTGACAGACAGGTGGCAGTTGGTTCTTGATTTCATCAGGGCTTACATCAAGAGGCATGGGGTATCGCCTTCTTATGAGGTGATGGCTAAGAGCTTGGGATTGAAATCAAAAGCGAACATGCACAGGATTGTGAAGAGGCTTGAGAAGGAGGGCCACCTCAAGGTGGCCCCTGGAAAATTCTATGGCGTGAAGGTTGTGGACAGGTCTATTGATGAGGTGGTGAGTCTGTGACGTTATTGTCTAAGCAGGAGATTGGGCAGTACCTTGCGGTTGTGGACAAGGTGCCTGAGGTTGAGCGAAACAAGATCTTTGCCTTGTTGGAGATGGACAGGGTTGAGAGGTGCCGGGAGAGCTATTTGTTTTTTGTCAGGCAGATGTGGCCTGGGTTTATCTCTGGGCGGCATCATCAGATCATGGCGGAGGCTTTTGAGAGGGTTGCTGCTGGGGAGTTGAAGAGGTTGATCATCAACATGCCTCCCCGGCACACCAAGTCTGAGTTTGCTTCGTACTTGCTTCCGAGTTGGTTCTTGGGCAAGTTCCCTGAGAAAAAGATCATCCAGACCGCCCACACTGCGGAATTGGCAGTGGGGTTTGGCAGAAAAGTAAGAAACCTTGTGCAAAGTGAACAATATGCCAAGGTGTTTGACACAAAGCTGTCTAGCGACTCCAAAGCAGCGGGCAGATGGAACACCCACAAAGGCGGGGACTACTTCGCTATTGGTGTTGGCGGTGCTGTGACGGGTAAGGGTGCGGATCTGTTGATCATTGACGACCCGCACAGTGAACAGGAGGCAAAGCAAGGCAATCCTGAGGTCTATGACGGCGTGTATGAGTGGTATACATCTGGTCCTCGGCAGCGTTTACAGCCTGGGGGGGCCATCATTGTTGTGATGACCCGCTGGTCTAAGAAGGATTTGGCGGGGCAGATCCTCAAAGGGGCAGAAAGAGACGGCTCTGATCAGTGGGAAGTCATTGAATTTCCTGCCATATTGCCCTCTGGCAACCCTCTTTGGCCTGGATTTTGGTCAAAAGAGGCCCTGGAATCGCTCAAGGCAGAGCTTCCAGTGGCGAAATGGGAGGCTCAGTACCAGCAGAACCCAATTTCTGAGGGTGGAGCCATTGTCAAGCGTGAACAGTGGCAGATTTGGGATCAAGAAGCGCCTCCTGCGTGTGAGTACATCATCCAAAGCTGGGACACGGCCTTTGAGAAGAACAACAGGGCTGACTTCTCAGCTTGTACAACGTGGGGTGTGTTTGACCACCCTAATAAACACGGTGATTTGAGGCCCAACATCATCCTTTTGGATGCCTACAAGGCTCGTTTGGAGTTCCCGGATCTTAAAAAGAAGGCATTTGAGATGTGGAAGGAGTGGGATCCTGACACTTTGATAGTGGAAAAGAGGGCGGCGGGTGCTCCTTTGATCTATGAGATGAGAAAGATGGGAATACCGCTTTCGGAGTACACACCGGGCAAAGGCAGCGATAAGATAGCCCGTGTAAATTCAATCGCAGACCTGTTTGCATCAGGGGTGG